TGCTTCATTGCGTCGTCTGGGGTGTACATATCAATTCTCCTTTGATGCGTTGTTGGTTGGGTCTTGTGCCAAGTGCGGTTGCACCTTGCAATAGCTAAGTCAGGCTCCTTTCAGTGTCTTGATGATTGCCCAGATGGACAGAACGCCGACGCCCAAAAAGAACGTGGTCGATGCGATGTGTAAGAGGTTCATGCTGCTGCCCTTTCTTGTTGTTGGATGTGTAGTGCCTCGTCCAGCAGCTGCTCACGCAGCGTGTGCAGCGCAGCCAGCCGGTCGAAGTGGATGTTGCGGTCAGCCACGCAGGCCAGCGTGTCGCCGGGATAATCGCGACCGTTCGGCGTGACCTGCTTGAGCGCCTCGATGGCGTCCATCAGGTGGTCCATCGCATCTCGGCGCGGGTCGATGAGGTCTGCGGCGCTGGAGCCGTTGGGGTTGAGTGTTGGTCGGATCATTGCACCTGCTCCCGCGCTGTGTTCTCCCACGTCAGTGGCACCCACGGCTCGCCCTCCACGGCGTCGGTGATGGTGTTGTAGGACCAGTGCCCGTTCCAGAAGAGGTAGACGTACTTGCACGAGCTCCCGTCGGCCAGCCATGCAAGGTGGGACAGCGTGTCGGCGGTGGTCGGCTTGACCGTGTCCCAAGGCTCGCCGCGATCGCGGTGGTACGCGACGGTGGTATCTTCCTCCCGGCTGTCGTAGCTGTGCGTCGCGGGGTTGATCGGCTTGGCGCGCTTGCCCAGCGATGACAGGCCGCCGAGGCGGATCAGCTCGCGAGCCTTGGCCTTGCTGCTGTAATGCTCAAGCAGTATGCGGCCGTTGTGCGACGGGTAGCCGTCCCAGTGGCAGTAGCTGCCAGTGAAGTCGCCCTTTGGGTTGGCGACGATGATGAATGAACGTGTTGCCATGATAATATGCTCCTGTTGTTATGCGGCCAGACGGCTGCGTTCGTGGTTGCTGATAAGGTTGATGAAGTCCTTCGGCGCGCAGGTCATGAACTCTTTGAGCCTGTCCCACTGCGCCTGTGATGGGCCGTAGTAGCCCGACGAGATCTCAGTGTCGCGATCGAGGACGACGGACTTGTTCGTGTCGTCGAGGACGAAGATGCCGTTATGCTCGCTGCCGATCAGGCCGAAGGCGTTGTACGCGCCTGCGATGCCGATCAGGTAGTCGATGCCCTTCACCGTGCGGCGACGTAGTGCGCCGTCCGCGTAGTGGTAGTTGCCGATGCGATGGGCGATGCCGTTGCTCATGGTTCAGATCTCCGTCAGGTTGTCGGGGTAGACGCGGATGCCGTAGTGATCGGCATCGTGGCGCTCGATGGTGTTGGGGTAGAAGACCGTGGGGTCAACCCAGCGGAAGTCGCCTCCGTGTGCGCTGGCGCTGGTTGTGCGGGCACCGGCTGGCACGGTGACAGTGCCGCCGTGGCCGAAGGTGTGGGTGAATGTCTCTTTGACGTACATGATTTGCTCCTGTTGCTGATAGGGTGGGGGCCGGAGCCCCCGTTGGGTTACGAAAGTATTTGGTGCAGCGCGTCGTACGCGGCGGCGCGGTCGGTGTAGATCGCGGGGAGGATGTCCACACCGTGGATGGCGTGGCTCTCGACGATGAACCAACCGGCGACTTCTTCGTCGTCGCCGTACACGTTACGCTCAACAGTGTACGTGGTGATCGGGCACTCGATGATCGGGAGGCGATTTAGGTTCTGGTAGCTCATGGTTTTTACTCCGTGTCTTCGTTGCTGATAAGGGTGGGGGCCGAAGCCCCCGTTGGGTTAGATGCGGTTGGCTGCGACGATGGCGCAGAGGACGGCGGGGTGCTTGTGGGTGCGATAGAAGTCGCCGCAGTTGTATTCCCACTCGTCGTCGCATTCGAAGCGGTGCGCGGTGCCGAACAGCTCGCCGTCGTAATAGAAGTCCACGGTGTGGAAATCATACTCTGGGTCGTCGCCCTTGTCGGTGTTGAAGTTGCGCAGTTCAAAGTCATAGCCATTGAACGAGAACTTGTTGTCGCGGATGTTGATGGTGGCTTCTTCGCCGGACCAGTTGCTCTTGTTGAAAGTGATGAAAGTCATGATTTTTACTCCGTGTCTTCGTTGCTGATGCACTCTCCTAGTCGATGCAATCTGAGGTTGCAATAGCTAAAATGAAAAAAGTTTGCAGCACGTGCATTTTTTTACTCGTGCTGCAAATGCTGCATCGTGATGCGTGCTGCAGAGGTCATTTGCAGCACGAGTAATTTTTTACCAGTACCGCAGAAATCCTGGGGTTTTTGGGCATTTGCAGCACGAAAATCGCTGCACGCTGCAAGTCGTGCTGCACGCTGCAGGCAGTGCTGCAGCACCGATGCAGGGTCATAAACTACGTTTATGCCCTTCTCGTGCTGCACGCTGCACGGTGCCGATGCTGCGCTGATGCGGTGAAAAATGATGGGGTTGCGTATGCTGCGGTTCGTTCGTATATGGGTCGGGACTGGAAGCCCTGTCGATATTACGGAGCAAGCAGATGCCATACCCGGCCAAGAAGAACCCCAAGCTCATTGAAGAAGTGCTGTCGCGTATCGCGCAAGGCGAGACGTTGGCTGCGCTCGGTCGTGAGTTGGATTTCCATCCGCAGAGTTGGGCTGATTGGATGCGCGCAGACGAAGCCTTGGCCATCGCGTACGCAGACGCGCGCGACACGGGCCATGACGTCATCGCCGACGACGTGCTGCAAATCATCGACAGCGTGCCTGCGCAGGGCGAAGAGATCCAACGCGCAAAACTTCGCGCAGAGTACCGCCTCAAGCTGCTGGCGAAGTGGAACCCGAAGAAGTACGGCGACAAGCAGACGGTCGACGTCGGCAACAAGGAAGGCGAGACGTTGAAGGTCGAGGGCCAGCAGATCGACCCGCTGGTCGTGGCGGCCCTGACCGAGGCACTGCTCACGCAGAAGACCGACAAATGATTTGGAACCCATGGCGCAAGATCCGCGAGCTGCAGGCCGACCTCGACAAGGTGACGCGCGAGCGCAATGACTTTGAGTTCGAGCTATCCCGCGCATGCGATCGTTACGACAAGGTGCGTGAGATGAACACCCAGCTGCGCGACGCCCTGAGCCTGTACAGGAGCGCCTGATGGCCAGCGCACCGCTCACCCTTGCTGACGGCCGTGTGGTCGAGATTGATCCAATCAGCATCATGCAGAGCGACGATTACGTCAAGGTCTTTGTCGAGCGGCAGGCGCGCTGGAAAGCGACAGCGCGCGACAGCCAGATCCCACCCTTCACCCCGTGGACCGAGTGTGGCTATCTGGCAGGTCGCGGCTTCGGCAAGACACGCGTCGGCGCAGAGTGGATCACGCGCGCGGCGTTCCTCGATCCGAGCGGCTTCGACAGCTGCGTCATCGCTCCGACCTATCAGGACGTCAAGTTCACCTGCTTCGAAGGCGAGAGCGGCATCCTGTCCGTCTTGCCGCCCGAGCTACTGGTAGAACACAACAAGTCGGACATGATCATCAAGATGCGAAACGTCGCAGGTGGTGTCAGTACGATACGCGGCTTCACGGCCGAGAAGCCTGAGCGACTGCGCGGGCCGCAGCACACGCGCGGCTGGTTCGACGAGCTGGCAGCGTGGCAGTACGACGAGGACACGTGGGACATGGCCATGATGGGCCTGCGTCTGGGCGTCGCGCCGCAGGTGCTGTGGACGACAACGCCAAAGCCAAAGGAACTAATCCGCAAGCTCAGCGCGCCCCAGAAGGGACGCATCATCGTGCGGGGCTCGACCTTCGACAACAAGGCCAACCTGCCCGATAGCTTCTTCAAGCAGTTGGAGCAGTACGAAGGCACGACGCTCGGCCGACAGGAGCTATACGGGGAGCTGATTGACCCCGAAGAGAGCGGCATCGTCAAGCGCAGCGACTTCAGGCTCTGGCCTGCCAAGCGCGTGCTGCCGCCACTGGAGTACATCATCCTGTCCCTCGACACGGCCTTCACCGAGGCAACGTACGACAAGAAGAAGGGCGACGCGGACAGCACGGCCTGCGTCGTGATGGGCAGCTTCCACGACAAGGAAGGCAACAGCCACCTGATCCTGCTCGACTGCTGGTCGGAGCAGATGGGCATGCCCGACCTGATCAAGCGCGTGAAGAAGGAGCTGAACGTCAGCTACGGCGACGATCAGGACACGGCCCTGATCAAGCCCATGTTCGGCAGCGCCAAGCCATTGACGGCAGGCCGCAAGCCAGACCTCTGCCTGATCGAAGACAAGGGCAGCGGCATCAGCCTGCGCCAGATGCTCGAACGCGAAGGCATCGAGGCGTACGCATACAACCCCGGCCGCGCCGACAAGCTGGCGCGTCTGCACATGGTCAGCCACATCTTCGCACGCAAGCGGGTCTGGCTGCCCGAGAGCGACAAATATCCGGGCCGCCCACGCACATGGGTCGAGCCAATGTTGGCGCAACTCTGCGCGTTTACCGGCCCCGGAAGCGTCAAGCATGACGACTATGTCGACGCAATGACGCAGTGCGTCAGGCTTTGCATCGACAAAAACCTTGTGTCTGTGCTAAAGACTGCCAAACCCGGTGAGGTTCTACGGCCGCCGCCGAAGGTTGTCCCGAACCCATACGCCATTTGAAGGATTGATCTATGGTCGAAGAAGACGAACTGCCGGAAGGCGAGATGGTTGAACTGGAGGACGACGCGGTTGACGTCGAGGACACCGAGGACGGCGGCGCTATCGTCACGCTCGACGAGGAAGATCCGGCCGCAGGCGAGAGCGAGTTCTACGCCAACCTCGCCGAGACCATGCCTGAGCCGGACTTGGCGCGGATTGCCAGTCAGTTCCTCGACCTAATCAGCAAGGACAAGGACGCGCGCAAGAAGCGCGACGAGCAGTACGAGGAAGGCCTGCGTCGCACCGGTCTGGGCGACGACGCCCCCGGCGGCGCGCAGTTCCAAGGCGCGTCGAAGGTCGTCCACCCCATGCTTACCGAGGCCTGCGTCGACTTCGCGGCCCGATCGATCAAGGAACTGTGGCCCGCGAACGGCCCCGTCAAGGACATGGTCGTTGGCGACACCGACCAGAAGAAGGTCGACAAGGCCAAGCGCAAGTCGGCCCTCATGAACTGGCAGATGACCGTGCAGGCACAAGAGGCCCGCGCCGAACTGGAGCAGATGCTGACCCAGCTGCCGCTCGGCGGCGCGCAGTACCTCAAGCTGGGCTGGGACGACCGTCGCAACCGGCCGAACTTCCTTGCCGTCATGATCGACGACATGTTGCTGCCGTACGCAGCGACCAACTTCTACAGCGCGCAGCGCAAGACGCACGTCCAGTACATCACGCAGCTTGATTACCAGCAACGTGTAAAATCTGGCATGTACCGCGACATCGACCTGACGCCGCCGGGCCTTGAGCCCGAGGCCTCGTTGGCCGAGCAGGCGAACAACAAGATCGAAGGCCGCACCGACACGAGCTACAACGAGGACGGTCTGCGCACCGTCTACGAGGTGTACGCCATCACGCAGATCGAGGAGGGCGAAGACGCCTCTCCGTACATCATCACAATCGACAAGTCCTCGGGCAAGATCCTCTCAATCTACCGCAACTGGGACGAAGAGGACGAAACGCGCGAAGAGATGACGTGGATCATCGAGTTCCCGTTCATCCCATGGCGCGGCGCGTACCCAATCGGCTTGCCGCAGATGGTCGGCGGCCTGAGCGCTGCCGCCACCGGCGCGTTGCGTGCGCTGCTCGACAGCGCGCACATCCAGAACGTGCCGACGATGCTGAAGCTCAAGGGCGGAACGCGCGGCGGTCAGACGCTGAACATCCAGCCGACGCAGGTCGAAGAGATCGAAGGCGGCCTGAACGTCGACGACGTGCGCAAGATTGCCATGCCGCTGCCGTTCAACCCGCCATCGCCAACGCTGTTCCAGCTGCTGGGCTTCCTCGTCGAGGCAGGCAAGGGCGTCATCCGCACGTCCATGGAAGATCTGCCCGACAGCCAAGCCAACGCGCCGGTCGGCACAACGCTGGCCCGCATCGAGCAGGGCATGGTCGTGTTCAACGCAATCCACAGCCGCCTGCACGACGCGATGGGCCGCATGTTGCGCGTGCTGCACCGCCTCAACGAGATGTACCTCGACGACGAGAAGCTGGAGCAAGAGGCTGGCGAAGAGCTGGCGTCGCGCGCTGACTTCGAAGGCCCGATGGACGTCGTGCCGGTTTCCGACCCGAACATCTTCAGCGAAGCCCAGCGCTACGCGCAGGTGCAGGCAGTGGCGCAGCGCGCCCAACTGCTGCCGCAGCTGTACAACCAGCGCAAGGTCGAGGAGCGCATCCTCTCCACGCTCAAGATCCCCGACTTTGACAGCCTGCTCAACCCAGCCGTTGAGCCCGAGGAGCAGAACGCCGTGGACGAGAACGTCGCGGCCGCACTGGGCCGTCCGGTCGTGGCCTTCCCTGAGCAGGACCACATCGCGCACATCAAGACGCACCTCGGCTTCATGATGAACCCGATGCTCGGCGCAGGGCCGATGTTCCAACAGACGTTCATGCCCGGCATCATCAACCACCTCAAGGAACACGTCGCGCTCTGGTACATGAAGAACACCATGGATCTGGCCGAGAGCGTGGCCGACGTAGACTTCGACGAGTTGGGCCAGCAGGAACACAGCGACGAGGACAAACGTGCATTCGACCGCATGTTGGCCGAAGCGTCGATGGTCGTCAGCGAAAAGGCCGGTGCCATCTTCGCCGACCTGCCGCCAATCATCGAGCAGGCGCAGCAGATGATCCAGCAGTTCCAACAGCCGCCCCCGATGGACCCATCGCAGGTGGCCATGCAGACGGCGCAGCAGCGCATGCAGCTGGACACGCAGAAGATGCAACTCGAAGGTCAGAAGGCCCAGCAGCAGATGCAGCTGGATCAGGCCAACATGCAGATGAAGCAGGCCGAGGCGCAGCAGCAGATGCAACTCGAGCAGCAGAAGCTCATGCTGCAGCAGCAACTTGCAGAAATCAACGCGCAGATGGCGCAGGCCAAAGCCCAGCAGGACATGGCCGCGCTGGCGATGAAGGAAGATCGCGAAGATGCACGCACCGCAGCCGAGCTTCAGGCTCGCGCCGCAATGAACCAAGCCGACAACCAGACGGCCATGACCCTCGCGGAAATGGAGATGTTGTCTGGCGAGAAAATCGCAGTGTCGACCGGCACTGGGATCAACCCGCAGCCGTAAGGAGAAAAACATGGCCAAGGAACCTACCAAGCAAGCCGACACGAAGGGCGAAAAAGTCCCTGAGACGGCAATCCCAATGCACAAGAAGCTCGCTATGGGTCAGAACCCTGACACCGGCGCTGGCTCGGGGCCGAAGACCCCAGCGTGAGGATCGAGATGTTTCTCCAGCGCTTGGAGACAGAGCAAGCCCAGCTTGCGAAAGAAGCGCTGGAGCGACCGTCCGGCCGTGAAGCCTTCGACTACGGTCGGGCTGTCGGCCTTTACGCAGGCCTTGAGCGTGCGAAGCAGGCCATCATCGAGATGGTCGCCGAGCATGAGCGAAAAGGCTTTGACCTTTAACTGCAAAGAAAGAAGCACTGATGCAGGAAATTGCGAATAAGATTGATTTCGGGTACGAGAACGTCGACGAGGCGTTCCCAGCCTGCGATCCGGGCGTGCAACCGTTTGGCAGCCGCGTGCTGTGCCAAATCCGCACACCCAAAGCCAAGACAAAGGGCGGGATCATCCTGACCTCCGATGTTCGGGAGACCGAGCATTACAACACGCAAGTGGCCAAAGTTATTGGCATTGGCGCACTTGCCTTCAAAAACCGCAACACAATGGACCCGTGGCCAGAGGGCTCGTGGTGCGAAGTCGGCGACTTCGTCCGCATCCCGCGTTACGGCGGCGACCGTTGGTCGGTAAAAACACCCGATGGCGATGAGGCCATTGTGGTTATCTTCAACGACCTCGATTTGGTTGGCAAGGTCACGGGCGATCCGCTCGCGATCAAAGCGTTCCTGTAATCGATAAGGCTGAAAGGAGCCGGTTATGATTAACGATGTACTGACCGAAAGTGATGATGGCGAAGAGTTCGACATCATCGAAGGTACCCCACCCGCCGAAGACGCACAGGCCGATGACGCCGATGATGCGGATGATGATGACGGCGAAGACGACAGCGACGCCCGTCTTGCCGAAAGCGAGGACGACAGCGAGGACGAGATTACCTCTCAGAACCGCAAGCGTCGTGTAAAGCGTCGCGAGATCCAGAAGCGCGCCAAGGAGAACGCCCAGCGCGAGTTGGAGATGCTCCGCCACCAGAACGCAGAACTGGCGCGCCGCATCGCTGCGGTCGAAGGGCACACGCTTCACGCTAACGAGCAAGGCATCGACCAGCGTCTGCAACAGGCCGTCGGCGAGATCCGGCAGGCCGAGGCTATCATGGCACGTGCGACCGAAGCCGGTAACGGCGAGGACGTTGTGGCCGCGATGCGCATCCGCGACGAGGCCATGTCCCGCGCCCAGCAGCTGCAGTACAGCAAGCAGCAAATGGCACAGGCCCGCGAACAGCAGGCCCAACCCACTGGCGACCCGCGCGTCCAGAGCTATGCTCAGGAATGGATGCAGGCCAACCCGTGGTACGACCCGCGTGGTGCCGACGACGACAGCGCTGTCGTCAACGCGATCGACGCGGCCATGACGGCGCAGGGTTACGACCCGACGAGCCGTGCCTACTGGGAAGAATTGACCAACCGCGTTGCTGCGCGCGTTGGCGATGACGGCGGTGAAACCCGCCAATCTGCGCCGCGCCGCAAGGCTCCGCCGCAGGGAAATACCCGTGAACACGCCCCTACTTCGACACGCAAAGAAGTATACGTGACACCGGAAAGAAAGGCTGCTATGATCGAGGCAGGCATTTGGGATGATCCCGTCGCGCGGAACCGAATGCTCAAGGCGTATCAGGCCTACGACAAAAATGGTTCGGCTAACTAAAAGGAGTATGCCAACATGGAAAATGAACGTATGGATGACCGCTTGAAGAAGGAACCCGATGTTGCTCGGCGCTCCCGTGGAATGGAAGACCGTCAGGTCACCGAAGACCGTGGGATTAGCGATGACGATCGACTGGAAATGTTCCGGGCGCAACTTTTTAATGACGCACTGCCTGATCTACCGAAGATCCCCGGTTATCATGTGTGCTGGCTTACCACGACCAACCCTCGTGACCCTATTCATCGCCGCATCCAGCTCGGTTACGAGCCGGTTAAGGCAGAAGAAGTCCCCGGGATGGAGCATGCCTCGGTCAAGACTGGCGAATACGCCGGTATGATCGCGGTCAACGAGATGCTCGCGTTTAAGCTGCCCGAGAACCTCTATCAGAGGTTCATGAAGGAAGCTCACCACGACGCACCGTTGCGTGAAGAGGACAAACTGGCTGAAGTTGCGGATAGCATCCGCGCACAGGCAGAGCAGTCCGGCAGTCGGCTTATTGAAGGGGACGGTATGGATGACTTTCGTCAACACGCGCCGAGGCTGGAACAATTCAGCTAAGGCAAACCGCAATCTTTTTCTAAGGACATAGGACATGCCAAGCATTGCATCTCCAAATGGTCTTGCACCTGTGAACCATCCTTCGGGCGTTGTGCGTCCGTTCGCGATGACCATCCTCACAGGCTACGCATCGACCATTTACCAGAACTCTCCGGTGAAGATCGTTCCTTCTTCGACCGGTGAAGGCACCATCGCACTCGCCTCTGCTGGCGACGCTGATGGCGTTATCGGCACCTTCCAAGGTGTTGAGTTCACCGACAGCGACGGTCGCCGTCGCGTGTCGAACAAGTGGACGGCTTCGACTGCCGCCACTGACATCGTTGCTTATGTGACGATCGATCAGTCGATCACTTACCAGATCCAGTCTAACGCTGCTCTGGCTGTGGCCGACATCGGCAAGCAGTATGACTTCACTGCTCCTGCGGGCAACACGACCACTGGTCTGTCCTCGCAAGCGCTTGACGTCGCCTCCGTTGTTACCAGCGGTGGTACTGCACAACTTCGCCTGATCGGAATTGTTTCCGGTCCCGACAACAACTGGGGTGACACTTATGTCAACGCTCTCGTGCAGATCGTTGAACATCAGAACACCGCCGTCAAGAACGCTTACTAAGGAGGGCTTGAACTATGGCTACGCCAATGCGGAGTACCGACTTCCGCTCTATCGTTGAGCCCATTCTGAATGAAGAGTTCAACGGCATCTACGACCAACGCGCTGACGAATGGGCGCAGGTCTTCAAAGAGTTCAAGGGTATCCCTCGGAACTACCACGAAGAGCCTGTCCTGTACGGCTTCGGCGCTGCACCGGAACTGCCCGACGGCATGCCGGTCACTTACCAATCAGGCGGCGTGCTGTTCATTCAGCGCTATGTCTATCGGGTCTACGGCCTCGCCTTCGCTCTGACGAAGGTTCTGGTTGAAGACGGTGACCACATCCGCATCGGTCAGACCTATGCACGTCACCTCGCCCAGTCGCTGATCGAAACCAAGGAAACCCTTGGCGCGAACATCCTGAACCGTGCCTTCAATGCTGCCTATCCCGGCGGCGACGGCAAGGAACTGGTTGCCACCGATCACCCGATTGCCAACGGCACCTTCTCGAACAAGCTCTCGACGGCTGCGAACCTTTCGCAGACCTCACTCGAGCAGCTGCTGGTGCAGATCCGCAACGCTGTTGACAACAACGGCAAGCGCATCCGCCTCACGCCTAAGAAGATCGTTGTTGGTCCTTCGAACGTCTTCCAAGCCGAAGTGTTGCTGAAGTCGGTCCTGCGTGCAGGCACCGCCAACAACGACATCAACCCTGTGAAAAGCATGGGACTTTTGGACGGCGGTCAGGCTAACCTTTCGCGTATCACGTCGACCACCGCATGGTGGGTGCAGACGGATGCACCGGAAGGCCTCAAGCTCGCGATGCGTCGCGGCCTTGAGAAGTCGATGGAAGGTGACTTCGAAACCGACAGCATGCGCTACAAGGCTACCGAGCGTTACGCGTTCGGCTGGACCGATCCGCGCGGCGTGTACGGCACCCCGGGCATTTAATCGGATTGGGGGGCTTCGGCTCCCCAGTCTTCCTTAAAGGAGGAACCCATGGGTAACATTTCGAATACACGCTTTCCGTACGGCCTGACCAACGTCAGTGAAGTTGACCTGTTTGCGGACATGGTTCAGCCCGATCCGACGTTGTTCCACACGTACTTTGAAGACTTCGACACGTACACGGCTGGTGACTGGACTGTCACCGAAACCGACAGCGGAGCCACACAGGCTCTGACTGCTGGCGACGGTGGTTTGCTCCTCATCACCAACACTGCTGCCGACAACGACCTCGTTGCATTGCAGAAGAACCCTGCTGCCTTCACCTTCACGGCGGGCAAAAAGACGTTCTTCCGCTGCCGCTTCAAGGTCTCGGACGCAACCCAGTCGGATCTCGTCTTCGGCCTTCAGGTCGTTGACAGCACCCCGCTGGACGTGACGGACGGCATCTACTTCCTCAAGGCTGATGGCGCGGCAACTGTCGATTTCATCTGCCGGAAGAATGCTTCAACCGGTTCGACCTCGGCTTCGGCTGTGGCGACCATGGCCAATGACACGTTCATTGAACTTGGTTTCTACTATGATGGCCAGTCGAAAGTTGCGTACGAAGTCAACGGTTCTGTGCTTGGTTCGCTCGACGCTTCGTCGACGTACCTGCCTGACACAACCTGCACGGTGAGCTTCGCTCTGCAGAACGGTGAGGCAGTTGCCAAGACCATGACTGTAGATTACGTTTACGTCGCCAAAGAACGGTGATATAGGCTAGGGGCTGCTGGCTGGGTTGGAAGTCTCCAGCCGAAAGGCAGCCCCTAGTTTTTTCGAGGATGATAAGATGGCTGACGCAGTAGCAACACAAATTCTGTTCGATGGCGAGCGCATGGCCATCATGAAGTTCACCGATATTTCCGACGGCACTGGCGAGACCAAGGTGTTGAAGGTTGACGTATCGGCGCTCACCCCGAACGCTTCCGGCAAGGCTTGCGACGGCGTGACGATTGTTAAAATCCACGCTCTAACGCACGGCTTGGAAGTCGACATGTATTGGGACGCCACCACGGACGTTCTCATCCTTTCGATCCCGCAAAACACCATGTACTCAATGGATTTTACGCAGTTCGGCGGTCTGTGGAACAACGCAGACGGGGGTAAGACTGGTGATGTCCTGTTCTCAACCCGCGACGCAAGCGCAGGCGACACGTACGCCATCGTGCTTGAGATGGTAAAATCCTACGCCGAATAAAGGGAAGCAACATGGGCCCGGATTTTGATCTCCGCTTCCTCAAGGACAAAAGGCAAGTCACCGACGCGGTAATGCTGCCGCAGCGGATCAAGCCCCTCGGCCCACCGCCCAACCAACAACAGCCGCAAGTGCGGGCGCAAGCTGGTCCGATGATGTACCAGCAGCCCGCTGGCGCTCCCGGCCCCGCGATGGGGCCGCAGCAGCAACAGCCCATGGCAACGCGGTTCGGCGGCGTACAAGCTGGCGCGCAGGCTCCCGTCGGCCCCGGTATGGGTGGCATCAACATCAATCTATCCCCATCCGGC